ACAATCTCGATAATTGCCGTTATAAACACAAGACAAGCCCTCCCGTTTTGGGAGGGTGTGTCATATTATAGAGTCTCTGGCCACGGGTCATCTGTGGTATACGACATATTAGTAAATCGTAAATCTCCGATATCTCTATCAGTAGGTACGGGATCATCGAATTGTAAGCGTAGCTGGTTGCCGTCACCCGGCCCACCCAGATAGAAAGTGCCAAGGCGCTTGCCTTTGTCATTTGTCATAATACCCAGTTTTGAGCTAGTAGCACGAAAACCGACGGGTATACCGCCGACGTTTAAGATCACCACGTTACGCTCGCGGTCTGACCCTTGAGGAACGTAGCTGGGCGCACCTCGTCTCACGATCCCAAACCAGCCCCAAGAGAGACCACCGAAGCCGACCTCTACCGTGGAATTTACACGTCTGAATTCCACGTATGCATTAGTTTGATTTGAGTTGATGTTTCTTGGCTTATATTTGACATCGCCAAACAAAACAGACCAAGCGTTAGAGCCAGTCCCAGCGGTCTTTTTGATCCACTTGACAGCCCCATTCTTAGCCGTGGTATCAGTATATATTGTACCGATGTCAGCATTTAGAGCGTATGGAAAGCCTTGACCTTTTAGCTCTGTGCTTGTGCCACTTCCACCCGTTCCGACCTTACGCTTGAGTTCTTCCAGATCATTTTTGCTTGCAAGTTGGCTTGTGTCAATCGTTGGTAACTTGGATCTTGTGATAAACGGATCGCCACCGTTTTGCAATTTTGTATCGATGAGAGCGTCCAGACCGAGGTCTACGTGCTTCTCCTTGATATTCGTGGTCATCTGCGCTTGTAACGTGGCATACGTTGGAAACAACTCGTAAGCTTTGGAAGTTTGCAACGCTCCGCCTTGATTAGCTTGAAGCGTCCCAATATCACGACCAATGGATTCTATAGCTTTCTTTAATTTATCCATTCAGCACCTCCTTAGAGGGTATTTTTAGCCGTTGTATAGATTTGTACGAAGTCAGTATTTTCAAGGTCAGTGAATTTTTGGCCAAGCTCTGTCATTTTAGACACAATAGCTTGGTCTGCTGATCCTGCACCATTTGCGATACGGTCAGCGATCTCTTTGAGAGTATCTAATTCTTCTGGTACTCCATCGCCTAAAATGGCAGTCTTGACACCAGCGATAGCCGTGTCTAGTTGTTGTTGTGTGATTCCAGCTTGTCCAAGTTCTGACTTGTCGGCTTTGCTTGCAAGTGTGGTTTTAATTTCCTTGATGTCGCTACCGACAGCTTGAGCAAATGATGTTAAATTTTCAGTATTTAAAGTCATAATTTTTCCTCTCTAAATTTTTGCAAGATTGTATAGTACTGTTAGGTCTGGCAACTCTTCCGTTTGTGATCCGTTTGGATGTTCAGCGATATACTTGTCAATTTCAGTTTTAACATCATTTTTTACAAGCGATAATACTTCCTCGCTTGTAAATTCGTCTGCTGAACGGGTGACGTCTAAACGTGTTGAGCGATCACTTGGGAAGATATAGCCACCGCAAACGACTTCAACCAAATAGGATCCGATCGGAAGGGCTTTTTCGATTTTTAAAGTGACTCTGGATTTATCCACTTTACTTTCAAATGTGGCCTTTCCTTTTTGGTTAAAGATCCTGATCGTGGCATTCTTGCCATTCAGCTCGCTGATTGGATGCATATTTTCATCCAACAACTCATAACCAAAAAGAGAGGCAGAGTCGCCTTGCTTTACGATTGCACCACCTTCAAATTGCTTTAGATTTGTTGAATTAATACTCATAATTCATCTCCTTTTAAGCGAATGAACCAAAGCTATTAATTCTACGTCCGTTTTCAGATTGTCCGACTGCAACATATCTTCGATTACCAGACCCTGCGATATATGTGATCCAGATATAACCATCATTATCTAACCAACCGTCATAGTTGATAGTTTGACCAGCGGTATACACCGCTACAATCTCACCAGCAAGTCCGGCAGAAGACCGTACATTGAGCGCAGAGACTTCTACTGTAAATGTGCCAGTCTCCTCGTTAAATTCGCTAGAATCTACTGTAAGAGGCTCTGACGGTTCGATAGATGCCACTTGTGCTGGTTGTCCGTCTACAGGGAAGTAAAACCAGCCTACGATACCGTTAAAGTCACGGGTGTTATATCGTGCTGGGCCACCAACGTACAGAGCATCTTCATTACCGTCAATATTCTGCTCAATGGTGCGCATGGTATATCCATCTGAATCTTCGATCACAATACCAGTATGCCCATAGCTGTGGCCATAGATGTAAGTGGTATCCATCACGAATACAGCACCAGCTCGTGGCTTACTATCAAGATTTCCCTCTTGGTTATATTCCACCTCATAACCTAAATCACGAGCAGAATTGAGTAGATCAATAGCATTGCCCCAGAGAGTTTTGCCGAAAAAGTAAGTAGAGATTGCATTCGGTAGTGCAGCGCATTGCATCCCCCATTTGCTCATAGATACACCGGTACCAGCATCTGCTAACCCTTCTGCATATCCCAAAATATCATTTAAAGTAGCCATTTATTGCTCCTTTCTAAAGTCAAAAGCCACCACCCAGAAAAAGGCAGTGGCTAGTAAAAAGATTGTTACTTTAAGAATTAGCTTCTTAATCAGCGTTTGGCTCATCGTAGTCAAGCGCTCGTGTGCTATCGCTCAATCCTGATGTTGTAGGGTCGTTAACAATCCCTACAAGAACAAGAAAGGCAAATAGTACATTGATAAATACAAGGACTTTATCAATCGTTTGGCCAAACTCCAATTTGATGCCAAAAATGTCAGCAAAAGCTTGGAATAGCAAGGCCAAGGCTGGCACAAGAGCAAGCCAAAAGTTTTTATTTTTCAAACGTACATTCCAGTTGATTTTCATAGTGTTACCTCTTAATTATTTTTTGTTTTGAATTAATGCTTTAAGTTCCTTCATATCCTCGCTCAAGGCTTTGACCTGCTCTGCGAGGATCAATAGAGACTTATTCTGTTCATCGTGGTTATCAAGTCGTCTAACTGCTGTCAGACGAAAATCACGCATGTTTTCAATGTCTTTTTCGATCACGACCATGCGTTTTTCTTGTGCCACGACACTTCCTTTAAAATTACCGTAAATTCCAAGTAAGATCCCGACAAATCCGACCATCATCGAGATATCTTCTGGTGTAAAGTGGATCATAGATCACGCCCCTTTCTAATTAAAGTACTGGTTGTGGTGTAGCTGTGGCCACTGGTTGTGTTTCAAGATCTCCACTTGGTTGTGCTGGCTTGTTTTCCTTTGGAAGTTCCCATTTCCAGACTGCAAGTTTTCCATCTTGCGACAATTTACCTTCGAGTTCTTCTACGCTTTCGCCATTGTAGGTAAAATCATTATTTACTTGCACAAGCACACGAGTGCCTTCGCCATATTTAGCGATGTGATTTGGATTATTAACAACAAAGATATCGTGCGCCTTGTATTCTTTGCCAACTTGGCCAGATTCTACCAATTCCAATCCACGAGCATACAGAGTTGGATCAATTGGATTGTCTGTATCTGTTACACGAGCGAGAACTGACCAATCAGCTACTGATTTGATGCTTTGGATTTGTTGAGCCATCTCTTCTTTTTCCTTGGTCAATTCTTGGATCTTAGCAATGGCATCTTTGTTAGCTTCGACAGATTTGTCTAGCTCTTTCTTGATCGCTACGACTGCGCCAGATGTGTCAAGCTCCATGCGCACGATGTTCAATACTGCTTCAACCAGTGTCGCATCATCTTCTGCCATGCGGTTTGTTGGCAAGATTTCCTCAAATACTCGATAAGGAAAATCTTGCTTGATTGCTACCTTGGTGGTGTTAGCTACTGCATCGTATGATTTAAATTGTACTTTGTAATCCATTATTTAGTTACCTCGTTTTTATTTTTAATTTCTTCAAAAAGATCCTTCAAGTCCTTATCAGACTCTAGGACAGAGCGATAGCTTTCAACTTCTTGAGCAAGTTGAGCTACTTGTGATTGCAAATCTGTAAAACGAGCCTTAAACTCGATTTCACCAAGCGTCTTGTCACTCAATTGTTTGTTCAATTCAGCGACCATTGAAAGTAAGATGTTTTCGTTCATTGATTTCTCCTAATTAATGAGATCAGCCCAGTTGCCAACACCACGATAACCGATGCGATTCATGATATCTTTTATCATCATCTTGAGCCGTACCCCGTTTAAGGTGATTTCATTCGTGTGGATATCGTGCAATCTTTTGTCTGATCGACCAATTACATGTTTTACTCTATTTTCGTTCAGTGGCATAAAGAATGTATATCCATCTCTCGTGTTATTGTGGATCATCCACGGACTACGATATTTCCCGTTAGAGTAAAATATGATACGGTCAGCAACGGTTTCGTGGAATGATTCCTTTTCTCCGTTACCATTACCCGACCACAGACGAGTGCCAGCAAAAGTTTCATTTTCTACACTCTCTTTCTTATCATGGTTCGTACCTATGACAATCCGAGCAGCCTTTCTATCTTCAAAACGTTCCGCTCTAAAATATCCTTGTTCCAGTCTGATAAACTGAGATGATGTCGTATCATCAATCCGTCTGATGGAACCTTGGTTAGAATAAAAGTTCACGCTTCCGTTATCTAAATTAAAATCAGTCGCACCATTATTAGATAGCAACCTTCCACCTTGGATTCTCTCAGCCGACACAGCAACTGAATTAAGTTGTGTGATAAAGGCTTTTTGGGCCATTAATTCCCTGATGAATGCCTGATTAGTTACCAACTTGTTGATCATGGCAGAATCTACTAGCATTTTATCAGCCGTTACTGAGTTTGAGGCTAAAATCGGTGTGGTGACTGATCCAGCTTTCATGTGCCCAGTTTCCACGCTCTCGCTTGCAATGTGACGACCCAAAATAGATCCATCGACTACCATGTCCCCTTTTACTTTAATCAATTTTGCAATTAAAGCAATAGACTCTGGCTCTTGTACCATTAAGGAGCTGATCGTTCTTCCGTTAATACTCTTACCAGTACCGAAGGAAATTTGACTTGGTGTGATTTGGATATCCGTTTTTCTCACCATATCACCAATTTGGCTGGTAATTGTTGTGAATTGCCCATCTACGGTCTGTTTGTATTCGGCAATCTTAGACTCAATTTTAGTCTCTGAAGTGCCAGCTTTATCCAGTGGGCTGGGCCTAAATGCTGGAATCTTAGGTCCACGGACTAAAATTGGATTTCGTACCCAAAACTCTCCGTTATTTATAGCATAGATGTAGAATGGGAAATTTCCTGTTTTGTTAAACTCAAAATCACGATCGGCAGTGAAATGGAATTCTGCTCGAATCCACCTATCTTTCGGTGTATTTTTGTCAGCAAAACCTTGAGCAAATATGGCAGTATTGTTTGAATGGTTTTTTAATGCAAACGCTAGGCCTTTGTCTACCTCTACACCAGACTTGATCATGTAATCAAATGCGATAGAGTATACATCACCTTGCAAAATGCGATCAATATAGATTGGGAAACAAGGTCCTAGCCATGTTGTGGACGGAGACCCATCAATTTTCATTTTGAAGATTCCGTCTTCCGGCCTTGAAAGCCTA